CAAGACGACATGGATAAAATGATGGCTGATATGAGTGATATTAAAAAATCGCTAGAGGCGATTAATTTAACGTTATCAGAAGCGAAAGGCGGCTGGAAAACCCTTATGTGGGTAGCCGGAGCGTCAAGTGCGGTGACAAGTTTTTTTATTGGTTTGTATTCATTTTTCAACGGAAGGTAGAACCATGCCAGCAAAACCCGGCTTGTATTCTAATATCAACGCAAAAAGAAAACGTATCGCTATGGGTTCTGGTGAAAAGATGCGTAAGCCAGGAACTAAAGGCGCTCCTACTGCAAAAGCTTTTATACAATCTGCAAAAACGGCAAAGAAAGGAAAGTAATCATGGGGTTCAATCTTAAGAATAAGCTGGCAGGAAGCGGTGTTGCAGAACCGGGCGGTGGAGGCGGTATAAGCAAGAGAATCTTTGCTGCAGTTAAGAACGCCTCTGCAGGAAGTTCAGAAAATGCTGGTGGGGGCGGTTTTAAGGGCAGGATACGTGCAGCCCTTCAAGCCCAAGAAGCCCAAGAAGCAGTCAAAAAGGGAGCGCCTGCTGCCGCCCGAAAAGATAATATGGCAGGAATGGCAATTGAAGCTAAGAAGGGCGGCCTAATGAAAAAGAAAATGGTCAAAAAAAGCGGCATGTCAGACAAAGCAGGTCGCGCAATGAAAAAAACTACGGCTGATGCAAAAGGCCGTGCGATGAAGAAAGGAAAGTAATCATGAAGGGAATTGCAAAGTTACTTGCAAAACGTCTTATTAAAGAGGTGCCAGAAGAAGAAGGCAAAAAGGGAGCGCCTGCTGCTGCTCGAAAAGACAATATGGCCGGAATGGCAATTGAGGCCAAAAAAGGCGGTTTGATGAAAAAGAAGATGGTAAAAAAAGGTGGCATGGCGGATAAGGCCGGTCGTGCAATGAAAAAAACTACGGCTGATGCAAAAGGCCGTGCAATGAAAAAGGGGAAATAATCATGGCCGGTAAAGGAATGGGCGCTGCAACAAAGGGTGGCGGATGTGTTGAGTCGGGACCCAAAAACAAAATGATTTCAAAGACCAGCAAAACCAGCGGTCCTTTGATGATGAAAAATGGCGGTGCCGTTAATCAGCACAAGCGCATGGCCATGGGCATGATGGGCGGCGGAATGGCTAAGGGTTACCGTAAAGGTGGCTGTGCTTAATGGCAACCTCGGGAACAACAATATTTGACCTTTCGATTGATGATTTAATCGAAGAGGCATTTGAGCGATGTGGGATGCGCATGCAGTCCGGGTATCAACTCGGGTCTGCGCGTAGATCACTAAACTTGTTGTTCTTAGATTGGGCCAATCGAGGATTAAACCTTTGGACAATCGAGCAGGCGACCTATTCATTGACCTCTGGGGTAAATGAGATAACCCTTAGCGACGATGTCGTCAATGTCTTGTCCGCTGTAATCCGTTTAACGTCTCAAGGTACCCAAACGGATATAACTATTGACAGGATCAGTCGGGCCGAGTACTTAGACATCCCGGATAAAACCACTCAAGCCCGCCCAGCACAGTTTTATGTGCAACGCACAAACAGCCCAAAAGTATTTTTCTACCCGGCAGCAGATCAAAACTACACTTTTGTCTACTATCGAATTCGCAGAATTCAAGACGCTGGCGCCTTCACAAACACTGCAGACGTGAACTTCCGGTTCTTACCCTGCCTAGTGTCGGGCCTTGCCTATCAACTCTCTATAAAGTATGCCCCTGAGCGTACGACTGCCCTAAAAGGCTTTTACGAGGAAGATTTTGCCAGGGCGGCGGCAGAGGACAGAGACACAGCAAGTGTGTCCTTTGTGCCGGAGATGGGGGTCTGACATGTCTTTTGCCACGGGAAAGTTCTCTTATGGGCTTTGTGACTATTGCGGACAACGATATCCGTATAAAATACTACAAAAGAATTGGCGAGGATACAAAGTCTGCCCAGAAGACTATGAGCCTAAAGAGCCCCAGCTTGAGCCATTAAAGTATCGTGGAGACGCTATTGCGCTACTAGAGCCACGCCCAGACAGAACGGAGCCGTTGACTATTTACACTCCAGCGCCCGGAGACAGTGCGTTTCAAAGTATAGGCAGTGCGAATAACACGGTGAACATGCAGCCGTATCCGGAGGATCAGGCAATGGTTATGAGTATGCGTCTTGGAGAAGTGACGGTGGTTGTATGAACTACAACGAACTTGTCACGAACATTCGCAACTACACAGAAGTTGACGCGAATGTTTTTTCCAATTCGGTGATCGATACGTTTATCACTTTCGCAGAGAATCGTATTCTGCGGGATATTGATTTAGACGTATTTAAGCTCGAGGCAACCGCAAACCTGACTGCAAACACCCCGTTCATTACGATGCCGTCTGGTATTTTGACTCATCGTTACATGACGGTTAAGAACCAGGCTGGGCAAAAGATATTCTTGGATTTTAGAGATCCCTCTTTCATGAAAGAATTTTGGCCAGACGGGACGGCCACAGGTATTCCAAAATATTACTCAATTTGGGACCAGGATACGTTTTATGTTGCTCCCACGCCCGCGTCCGCGTACGAGGTTGAGCTAGGGTATATTTACAGGCCCCCTCAGGTTTCTCCAACGGTCCCCACAAACTGGATAAGTGAGAATGCTCCCGAAGCATTATTTTATGCTTGCTTGATTCAAGCATATAGCTACACTAAGGGACCAGCAGACATGATGGGTTTCTTTGAAAACAGCTACAAGCAGGCTATTCAAGGCCTTGGAATTGAACAACAGGGTCGCCGTCGTCGTGACGAGTTCCGTGATGGCATGGCTCGTATTTATGTTAAATCGGAGAGCCCCGGACCATGATGAGTTCCCAAACAAATATCGAAATTGGAAATGTTTCCGTGGCCACTACCCATGGCCGTGGATTCTCGCCTGAGGAAGTAGCTGAACGAGCTTTAGACAAGATCATCTTTGTTAGCGAGTCAGCAGCGGGCCCAATACGGGACCAGGCAATGGCATATAGAGATGCTTTGCGTAAGGTTCTAGTGCATTATATGCATGAAGCGGTTCGTTCCGATCGAACCACAGTGGCAAATATCGTGACTCAGGCAGGACATCCTGAGCTTGTTCATTTATTGAGGAAGTGACATGGCTATCTCCCAAGCAATTGCAAATAGTTTCAAGCAGCAACTAATGCTCGCTGTCCATGATTTTCGCCCAGTTGGCGGTGATACATTTAAGTTTGCTCTGTATACATCCGCTGCAAACCTGGGGGCAAGTACGACCGCTTACACGTCGTCCGGGGAAGTTACCAGCCCGAATTATACTGCTGGCGGTGCAACCCTAACTAACCTTGGGACGTTTTTGTCCGGGGCAACAGCTTATCTAGACTTTGCTGATTTCACTTTCGTTAACGTCACGTTAACTACTCGTGGTGCTTTAATTTACAACTCAACCCCATCCGCAAACGATAATGCCAATGCCCCGCTTACTAATCCAGCGGTGTGTGTTCTAGATTTTGGTGGTGATAAACAGGCGGTGGCCGGGGACGTGACAATTGTGTTCCCAACACCTTCAAATACGACTGCTCTAATTAGGATCACATAATGCCTCTCGTACTTGCAGATAGAGTCCAAGAACTCACCACAACCGTTGGCACTGTCGACTTTGCTTTGACTGGGGCGGTGAACTCGTTTCAAAGCTTCAATGCGGCAATTGGCGTTGGAAATACTTGCTACTATGCTGCAGTTCACTCCGACGCAACATTAGGTGAGTGGGAAATTGGTGTAGGTACCTTAAGCGCTTCAACAACGCTACAAAGGACTACTATTTTATCTAGCTCCAATGCAAATTCCCCAGTTAACTTCTCTGTCGGGGCAAAATCTGTTTTTGTAACCCTCCCTTCCCAGCGGGCTATTTATTCAAACGCGGCGGGAGTTCCTCCTTATCCAACCATTGACGACTCTGTCGCCATATCTATTGTCATGGGGTAAAAGATGGCTACTGCATTTAAAAATTATCTAACTTCTAACATTGGCATAACGCCTTCCGTTGTTTTTACGGCTGGTGCTGGTGCTCAGAGCACTATCTATAGTTTTACGATTGCCAATGTAAAAAGTCCAGCGGCAACAATAACGGTTTCTACTTATATTACTTCTGGGGCAACAATCTCGTATTTAGTCAAAGATGCCCCAATACCCGCCGGTAGTACATTAGTGGTTGTAGGCGAGCCACAAAAACTTGCCATGGAAACTGGCGATACGATATCAGTTGTAGCTAGCGTAACGGCAGCCGCTGATGTAGTTATTTCAATTGTTGAACTTACGTAAGAGGTAGACATGAGCTATATTGGAAAAGAACCTACCCCAGTCCCGCTTTCTACGGCGGATTACCAAGACGCATCGGTTACGGCTGCGAAGCTGGCCCCTGGTGCTGCGGTTGGGAATATCGGGTATACCCCGTTAGATACGGCTGGTGGAACAGTAACTGGAACTACAACGTTTCAAGGAACCGTCAATCTACAAGGTACGTCAAACATCACTAACGCCGACGTTACAACGTTAGACGTTACTGGGGTTACAACCCTTGGTCTAGATCCTGTCCTTCCTCTCCAGGCAGCCACTAAGCAATACGTAGACAACAACTTTCAGCTAGCAACAGGGTCTGTACAGGCTCTTACCGGCGATCTGACACTAACCGCTGCGTCTGCGCGAGTATTTGAATTTACTGCTGTCCCTGAATTTACAATAGTTAATCTCCCAGCGGCAAATACTTTGACCATTTCTAATGGTAAGTTTGTGTTTAGAAACGAAGGTAGATTTCCTTTTGGACTACGGGACAACGCTGGCAATCTAGTTGGCGCTGTCGGCCCCAATTCAACGGCTACTGTTTATTTGTATGACATAACAACTGCTGCAGGTAAGTGGTCTATTGTTGGTGATGATGTAAGACCATTTTTTATAGTTAATTCAAATACTCTGCCCAACAGCGGCACTGCTGTTGCAGATCAATTGGTGTCAACCCAATACGCTTTGACGGTTAGGTTATCTGCTACGTCCTATGTTATTATTCACGCTGATAACACAGCTACAAACCAACAGGTTATAGCCTATGCAGTTGACGCATCAACCCGTCCTGCAACGATTGGTTCTCGTACACTTATACCTGCGTTAAGCGCGGCTTCCGGCGTTGCAACTAACGCTCCACCATGCATTGCTTATGCTATAAACGCCACCACTGTTTATGTAGCCAATGCTTCTAGTTTAACGTCACACGCCGTCCTTACTGTTTCTGGCGCAGCCATTACTGTTACTAGCACGCTTGCTGGAACTTTTGCTTTAAATCCGTTCCAATTTAATCCCGTGCTTGGTGAAATTAGCACCGTCCAAAGAATTGCTGACGATTTGTTCTTGTTTATAAACGCGCCCAGCGCAGCAGCAATTAGCTATCAAGCCGTAAAAATTGACGGAACAACTATTCGTATTTCTGCTCAACAGACAGCAAGCACTAACGCTACAGGTATGGCTGGTTGGATAGACACGAGACTTATTTCTTGGGATCCTACTGCTGGTACAGCACCTAATAACACGGGCGGTGGAATAGTTGGCGTTGTTCACCCAACTGCTGCGGCAGCGCCGTTTGGTTTAACATTTAACCGTGTATCCGTTTGGAAAAATGCTTCTGGTTCTGCTCCAACTTTGGGACTAGCCTCTGGTACGCATACCACACCATTAGCGGCTAGTGAGCAATTGGTTGTTACCGGCGCGACTATGGCGGCTACGTGTAACTTTGGGTTTGCTATTGATACTGCAGATACACAATATGGCTGCGTGTTTTATTACGCTAACAGCACCATATACCCAACGTACAACGGTATTTATAACCTAAGAACGGGTACTTTAACCTCTACTGCAGCGCAAACAATTATTGCTACAGCAGGCGTGGCAACCGGGTTCCAAAGATACGGATCAACCACAGCAGCAG